CTACTAACTAAACCAAAGATTTGTCCAAGTGCATTACTCAATGATCCATATTCTTGAACCAATCCAGTAATTGCGGAAGTAGCTACTCCAAATGCAAATGCAAGACCAGCTGGGCCTGCAATTGAATTTAATATAGCTCCAAGTGCTTTAGTAGCCCCACCGGTAGATTGTTTTAATGCAACAAATTGATCAACAAGTAATGGTAAGTTGTTCTGAATTGCAATAAAACCAAAAGGTAAATCCCTTGCAACTTGTCCTAATGCAAATAAGGCCGTTTGACCTTGTTGTGCGCCTTTAGCAACGCCAGTAAATCCGACTTTTTTTAGGTCTATTAAACTTTGCTCAAGTTGTTGAATATATGAATTTGTTTCAACAATTGCTTGACCAGTTTTTGTCTTTAATTCATTACGAACTCTTTTTAATTCTCCTTCTACCTCAGTTATAGATTTTTTAAAAGGAGTTATGTCTGCACCTAACCGAAATATAAAACTATCTTGTTCAGCCATTACTTAACCTTTTAAATATTTGTCTATATTCTTCTTCGTCAACTTTTACCTCAATTTCATCTCCTGGTAGTTGCCAAAGTGCCTCTGGTGTTTTTGGTGCAGTTTTAGGATCACCCATTAACCGCACCATTGTAAACATTAACATTCTCGTTTGCTTATATTCATCAACCCTCTTTGCTTCATGTCCATCAATCATAAGTGACAATTCACGAGGACTTATGCCATAAAACTCACGAGGTATAATTTTTAGTTCACCAAAAGCAAAGGCTTCTATTTCTTCCCACGAGAGTTCTTTTTTTTTGCTTGGTCATCTGGTGATTTTTTTATAAAATCACTATTTGACCAAACGTTTATTGCTTTCGCAATTTCGCTATCTTCTTGGTTTTTAAGTAAAGTTTGTTCTACCCAATCCACAATATCAGCGAATTTATATTTTGGATCTACTTCTTTTACGATACAATTGTTAAAATAACCGCTATAAATAATGTGACTTATTGTAATCTCATTAAGTATTGAACTATCTAAATTTTTATCATTTTGGAATTTATCTTGTAAATACCTAAAAGAAGCCATTCCAAATTTTAGTCCAATCGTTTCTTCTTTAATAGTAATAGTAGTATAGTTCATAATTAAGCAGTTACATCAATAGCACCAGTTGATGCGATTGTACCAGAAAAGTTAATAAATTCAGTAGTAGCTTGGTTTAATGTCAAAGATGTGATATAACCAGCAAATTGATGGTAATATGCAGCACCAGCTGAGGAACCAGATACAACTGGATTTTGTACTCTTACAGTTACCAAAGTCTTATTGGCAAATGCAGAGAGCAAAGAGTTATAAGAAACTTGTGCAACACTTGGAGCGGTTTCACAAATTGCATCAAAATCCAAACTCATTTGAGGCTCACCTACCGCAGTAAGAACGCCACAGTTTGTTTGATCGGTGGTAGAATCTACTGTAGAGTTTACAGAAGATGTGCGCAAACATACGAGGTTTTTATATGACGATCCACCAGTTACGTCAATCTCGATGTTTTGCAATGAACCTTGTACTTGTGCCATTGTTATTGTTTTATTTTTGGTTTACTAAATTACGAATTGTTAATATCTTTCTACTTACATAATTATCTCCTTCCCACAAAGGTAAGTAAGTTGATAATGTTCTAGCCATTGGAAATACTTCAAAGTCAGCATCATCAAATCCATCAATTCCAGTATCCGGAATTAAAATATTTAATATTTGACCAGCAATATTATCCACTTGACCCATATTATTATTCTTATTTTGCTCACTATATACCTCAATTGTTACCTCTACTATATTGCTAAATGAATTATTTGTATTATCGGCAACTTCGGTAATGTTAGTTATAATGACATATTGCTCCGGAACCGTTACAAATGGAGGTTGTCCATAAACTGGAACATTTTTATTATTCCATGTTATGTTGCCATTTAAAGCATTCACATAGATTGTGCGTACATTATTTGAGCAATCCTTCATTATGCTTGTTTAGTCTTTCTTAAAAACTCTCTAACTCTTTTTTGATATATAGGCCAATAAGCCAAAATGCTTGGTCGCATATATGGCCTAGGTGGTAAATTTACTTGTTTTATACCCCTTCCTCTAAATAAACCAGCTAATTTTGCCCAAGCATTGTTCTCTGGTGTTATAAATCGATTTCCGGTACCAAACTCAATATATGCAGCATAATCAGTTTGTGCGACAAATTGATAACTCAAAAACTGATCTTTTCTAAATGATATTGAGTTAAGTAATCTACCCGTATCAACTGCTCCTTGACTACTTACCAAATTTTTTGCACTTCTTACCATATCTTCACCAGTTGCGGCTAATTCTCTATCCATAGTAGCACTAACCTCATCAACTGTTTGCTTATATTTTGTAAGCATACGGTTAAACTTAGCTTCATTAACTTCTATACGAAATCCACTTGCCATTAAAATACTACCTTTTTATATTGATGATAATTAAGGCCATCCCAATTTGGATATTGACTTAAAAGTGAACTTTTATCGGCATTCATCTTTTTACCTCTATTCTCAAATTGCCATGATGTCAATGCTAATATATCACTTGCCAAATCTTCCGGAATTATACTATAACCACATTGGTATTGAACATTGTAAATACCTTGTGAATATAACCATAATTTGCCACCAATTATCTCATAATCGTTATTTTTTGTTAGTGTTGTATAGGTGTTCATACCAGTTTTTATGGTAACACTATCAACACAAATTAAAGGACTATAAGGTAAATCAATCATCCAAACACCAGGGGCATATCCAGTTAAACTAATATTTGCCTTTAACAACTTATTAACCAAGGCAATACCGCTTATTTTCTCCAAATGAACTCTTGATGCACTAATTAAATCTTTTATGACTTGATCTTCAAAATCATAGTCAATTTTCATCCAATTTTTTGCATCGGGTAACGATACTGGCTCTACTACGCCATCAGCAATCGTTGTAATCCCGTTTATATATATCGCCATTTTTACTAATATTTATTAACCATTTCTCTGAACCAGGCCTCAAACTCATCAAGCGCTTTTCTCGGATCATGCTCTCTAGATCTCGCTTTTGCTTTTTTTGATGCTTCACTATATTTTTGGGCATTATCCAGTTCAGTAATTGCCTTAACCCAGCTTTTAATATCATTCCTATCTTTTATGTAAATACCTGCTTTTCCGCAATTTTCCTTTAATCCATCCGCCTCACTAGATATTACCGGAATACCACTACACATTGCCTCCGTTGCCGTCCTTCCCCAGCTCTCATACTCACTTGGCATCAAGAGAATCCTCGTTTGCCTATAATGCTGCAAAATATCGGGCGAATTAGGCGCTAATTTTAGATTTGGAAGCCTAGCATCCATTTGTGGATCATAGCTCCCTAAAACGCCTAAAAACCGCTTATGAGGCATAGCTTGGGCAATCTTTTCAAATATCTTACCGCCTTTGTTCTCGTTCGTATTAATTAGTGTAATATACTCGTTCTTCGCAGGATCAATTTGTAAGTCATAGTAACGAAAATCACATGGAGGCGTCAATATAAAGTTAGGCCAATTGTATTGTAACTTCTCTTTTAGCCATAAAGAATTATACACAATATGTTGAATTCTATCTGCGTCAATGATTTCTGGGTAAGGATGGCTATTATGTATCAAATGAAATACTGGCTTTTTGTAAAGTTTAGCTGCCGAAACAGTCCACCTTGTATAGTCCAAATGTGTAATTACTGCATGGCTCCAGCGCATTAGATTATCTGTTACACTTGCATTTGGTGGGAATACATCTATTCCATCAAACACATAATTATTTGTAATCTTATAATGATTGGCTTGATGTAATAATACTCTTACATTATGTCCTTTGCTTTGCAAATGTTTTAAAATTGCATGAAGCATATATTCTGCTCCGCAGTAAAACCTCTTGAGGGTGCATCAATTAAGACACACCCCCAAGAGGCAATTGTGTTTTGGAGGATATAGATGTATTGAAGCAACAATGTTCATATTTCTATATATTTTAGATTAAATAATTTTTGTTTTCTTAAAGATGATCTATGGCAATTTAATTCTAGTGATATTTCATTAATGTTTTTAAATACACCATATTCTTTATGTACAAATATGCTTGAATGTGGCGAATCTATTGATTTTAATTGTTTTGGATTAAATAAACCAGTTGCCCATGCGTGTTTAATATTATGACTATTATCAGACCATTCTAGATTTTCAAATCTATTATCATCTTTAATTCCATTAATATGATTTACTTGAGGCTTATTTTTTATATCACTAAAAGTATTCATTACAAGTCTATGTACTTTGTGTGATTTAAAATTATCTTTTGAAACAAACAATCTGATTTTTAAATAGCCTTTGCTGCATTTGTTGGCTTTTAGAATTTTGCCATCAGATTTTTTTCTAACCCTACCTTCATTACTTACTTCAAAATAATTTTCGTAATTGTAACAGGGTTTCCAAATTTCATTTACATTTGTCATATCTTTTTTGTTTTGGTTAACATAAAGATACGAAAGGGGATTGATATATTTCATCCCCTTTTAATAATTTATATAATAT